ATGGCCGAAAATGATCGGATTTTAGTTGATTTGAGCGATAATACCGAAGAGGAGTTTGAAAAGGAGTTTAATGGCGTCAAATATAACTTTAAGGCTTATCGTAATGCACAAAACGACCGAATTTATATGTCAATATTTGACGAAAATATGGTTCCAATCATTACCGGAGAAAAGTTGATGTATGGTATGGAGATTTTTGGCACAATCAGTGAGCCACGTTTGCCGGCTTTTTATGCGATTCCTTATGATGAATCTGATCAAGTGCATGAGGTTACCGGGGTAACGTTTCAGAGCCCTGTTTTTATTTTCTTACCGCAGGATGATGATGAAGATGCGGATGGTTCGGGAACTGACTTTAACGACGATCTGGATGATGACGAAGAATCAGTAGATTCTGCTGACCAGACTATCAGCGATGATGATGCCATTAATCTCTATGGTACTGATCAGATAGTAGGTGGTGAAGATTAATGAAGCTGGTCCCATTGTTATCAAAAATAACAGTGTGGATATCTAGTAAGGAAACATTTACAGTGATTTATCGGCGCGGGCGCCATACCGCAATTTTGATTGAGCATAACAAAACTTACACGTCTAAGGGTACTCCCGGTAATACTGAAATCAGTATTCACAACTTAATCAAGTCACATGCCAATTATTTTAAAAAAGGGCGTCGGGTAAGGCTAACGGCTGGCTGGTATAATGCCGATGATACAGCCCACATCATACATCAAGTAGTAGATGATAAGATTTCAACTGTGACGCCACCAACAGAGAGCACAGCGGATTCGGTTGTCCACCTTTGACATTACGGATGGTCAAAAATACGACAATTTAAAAGCGGTCAAGGTCAAGAAGTCCAAACGTGTCCGCATGCGGGCCAGTCAAAAAGATTTGGACAAGCCATTTCCGCCTATAATTCTAAGATGAACACCGACCGGCGCAAATGGATTGATGAGCACCCACATGCCAGCAAGAAAGAAGTTACTGCCAAAAATAAGTATTACAGTAACAAAAAGAAAAACTATGCAACCAACGCGCGGTCTGCTTACAACAAACAGCGCAAGGAACTCAATAATAAAAAGAAATATCAGATTAAAAAGAGCTATGAGTATCTTAGCTTTAAGAAAAATACCAAGGCTTCAACCATCGTTAAGAAGGTGGCTAAGGAATCGGGAATCAAACTGGCTAAGGTCAACCTAAATTATGACCGCAAGTATACGAATGGTTATACAGCAAAGTCCAAACCTATGAAGGTAATAGAACAGATTGCCAGCGATAGTGATACGGATATTATCTATCGAAACGATGCAATTTATCTGGAAAAGCTAGATTCTAAACGAAAATTAAACCTATATATTGACTACACAACGGGATTGCTGGAAGAACCGGAGTATCAGGCCTGATAACGATTCAAAGGTGGCCCAATGGCAAGTAACGTTCTTGTACCGCAGCTTAGCGGTAGGGGATGTTTTTCATTTGAAGTCAAAAGCAGTTACTGGTTGGGTAATTGTTTTTGAGTGGGTCAAATTCTTTTCAATCTGGTTCCGCGCCATCAACGCAAGTCATTGTTGAACTGTATTCGGAATACAAAACCAGATTGACTAAGAAGATTAATAAGAAGAAAAAGGCTGACCGCACAGCTAAGACTAAGGCAGATAAAAAGTCGAAAGCCGCGGCTAAGAAAAGGCGGACGGCGCGTGCTAAAAATAAAAAAAGTAAGTAGGTGATTCGATGGTAAAAAACATTAGTAACACCAAAAAAGGCGAAAATGGACTGACAGTTCTTCTAAAACTATTTGGAACTGACATCGCACAAGCCGTTAACGTGGCCATATATTGCCAAAGTCACCAAGATTAGCCCACCAACGGTTAGCCCTACAGCCTTTAGCTTTGACGGTTGGCGATAATAAAAAAAGAGGCGCTTGTCGAAAGTGTCCCAGTTATGATTCCAGCGGTTAGCATTGGCGGGAAAAACGCCAAAAAGTTAATTTGAAAGTTGGAGATAACGTTGGGTGCTTGGTAATTAGATCATGATACGACCCATTATAACGGTCATGGGAGTTCCGACAGATGACAAAAAACACCGCATTTGGTTAATAATTCGTTAGTCATTGGTAAGATTGCAGAGGCAGGTGATTTAGTGGCGACTGATCTTTTATACGATGAGGTCACAGGAGACCTTGTCATCAACGACGGACACCCCATTGAAATTAGTGGTGTTGAAGAACTAGCGCAGGCGGTGCGATCACTACTAACAACGCCTAAAGGAACTGCCTTGAATGAAGATGAGCTTGGAATGGATATGTCTTTTCTGGTTGGCGGCTTTGACGAAAAGATGGCAGTGGAGGCTGCGGACCGAGGCCATTATGCAGGATAAGAGAATCTTAGCAGTAAATGATATAACCGTAGCACCTGATTATAAGCGAGGTGTTGCGGTTTTTAATATCGCCTATTCCTTCAACTGTGGGGATGTTGGAACTCCACAAAATACAACAGCGGAGGTGAGTTTAGATGCCGTTAACGGATAATGGTTGGGAAGAACTGACACTTGACCAAGCGTTGGCAAACGAGCAAACCCGCTTCAAAACATGGCTAGGTCAAGAAACGGATTTGTCACCGCATTCTCCTTGGGGAAAGCTGTGTATGAAAGAAGCACAAGATGATGTTGACGATGACCAGCAATTAGAGATGGTCTACGATTCTGGCTATGCTTCTCAGGCAGATGGTGTCAGCTTAGACCGATTAGCTTCAAACTATGGATTACAGAGAAAGCTATCACAAGCGGCCAAAACAACGCTACAGGTTACGGGCACCCCAGGCTATTTGATTGAGGCGGACACCCGTTTTTATGACGTCAGATGGTACAGAGTTTTTGAATGCCTACGATACGCAGATCGGTGAAGACGGAACAACCGAGTTGCTGGTCCCTATTCAGATGATGAAGCTGATTATGTCAACGTTGATGCTAACACCATAAACCAACAGGCTGAACCAGTTGAGGACATCTTCGATGTCAACAATGGCAGTTGCGGCGGTCGGGGGTGCTGACCTTGAAACAGGACTATGATTTCCGAAAGCGAATTTTTGCCCGAACGAGGTTTGCTGCTGAGAATGGAACAAAGGATGGATTAAAGGTTGCAATGCTCAATGTTACAGGAGTTAGTGACGCGCAAGTTATTCGCAATCCAGATGGCGAGGTTGATAGCTTCGGAAATCCGCCGCATTCAATGCACATCTATGTTATGGGCGGTGATCCTGATGCAATAGCCCCAAAAAATATTGGATGTTGGCTGGTGGTGAGACGCTATTTGTCGGTAAGTCTCAGGGAATAGCGATTGATGATAGCGGCCATCAAGTTATAGAACGCTTTGACCAAGAAGAACTGGTTAACGTGAAATTTGATATTAAAATTCAATCATCCAGTGGGATTGACGAAGATGCCCGTTAAGCAATCTGTTTTAGATTATCTAGGTAGTTTGGCGATGGGGTCGCCAGTGATTATCAACAAGCTATACAGCTACCTTTATCAAAATTGATGGAGTTGATTATGTTGAATCCATATCTGCTGGAACTGGGGACACCATGGGGGCGGAAAACATTATATTCAGCGACTATCAACTCGCTAACTCAACGGATGAACTAATCACGTTGGAGGTGACGGCCAGTGCTTAGTGGACGACGACACGTTGCTTGATGGGACGACTTTTTGCCGAATTTCACAAGAACTCGATGGCTACTTTTAACGATTTTTCGACCAGCGTATAAGGGAACCAATTTTTGGCAAATTGGTCCAAAGTCCTTGATGCTGGTCGTTTTGCACGCCGACAAAACATGGATGAGGTTACTTCGTCTCATGCCATTGTGAATCAACATGGATTGCAACTGGATAATACCGGTGATGATTTAGGAATTCAGCGCAATGGTGGCGGACGATGATACCTACAAATTCTTGTTATTGTCACGCGCGATGGTTCGCAATTCAAAAGGCACACTCAACGATTTTAATTCGGATTGCCGCAAACTTACTTGGCTGTGATCCCACCGATATCTATATGAAACGCGACCGCGATTACAATGCTGATGGCACAATCACTGGCACTCCTAACACGATTGATCTGGTTGATGTCCCATACGACAAGGTTAAAAACATGTTTTTACTAGACCGATTACCGGCTGAGTTAGAGCGTGCGGCCATAGGTGACACACGTGTCAATTTCGTCAACTTATCTGTTCCGATTGAGCAAAATGCCTATATCGGCGTGGCTGTCTCTGGGTTCACAGAAATTGATATTTCTGTGCCAGCTTCAATCGAGGTCAACACTAGTAGCAAGGTTGATGTCAATGTTGGTAGCAACGTTGGCTTAACCTATTCCATTGATATTTAGAAAGGAGTGATCAAATTTGGAATACAATTCAAAAAGTCTAACCCGTGAAGGTGCAACGATGCTGGCGTTAGCGGATCAAGAAGAAAAGGCACTAATTATTGATGAAGTTATCGTTTCTGAAAAAGTCATCACGGCAGGAACCGATATTTCAACGTTAACTATGGCCGACTTCACGAGCCCACTGACGTATGGAATCAGTTCAAAAGTTCAGTCTGACAACCAGTTTAGTGTCAAGTCAGTTATTACCAATCACTGGCAGGATTCTGCTAATACAGACCACACGACTAACAAGGATTTTTAACGTGGCGTTGGTCGGCGTGGTTGCACATGTTTGATGGCTATGTTGACCAGCATGTGCTAACCGTGGCCGTAGGTAATGATCCGTTTGTTTTACCAGCATATCAAGGAACAGACGTATCGTTTGTTTTCGGTATTACACAGGCCTATTCTGCTTCGCAAAACGTGACCATTAAAATGGACGGAAGTGCTTATGCACTCGCAACCGATCTTGATGATGTCAAAAACTTGCAGGGGTCTATTGGTATAGCGATTGATAGCAAGTTAAAGGACTATGCCAAAAAAGACGAGGTGCAAAACCTTATTCCTGATGATATCGCGACCACCAAGAATTTAGCCGATGGCGACGCGGAAACACTCAAGTCGGCCAAGGAATACGCGGACACGAAAGTTAGTGGCAAAGCTGACGATAGTGCGGTTGTGCACACAGCCGATATGCGTAAGCCAGCCAATCAAGTTGCCAGCATTGATGAGGTTAACGCCAAACAAGATAAAATTGGCTACACACCTGCTAACGATTCCAAAGTTGTTCATGATAACCATGATGGTAGAATATCTGCAAATGGAGCTAGTATTCTCCCCGCTAATGAAGATGTTATTGGGAGAATTGACGGAGCATATACGGATATGAATGATATTCCTATGGGATGGATGTATCTTAATGGCTGGGCTGCAAGTGGTCTGTCTAACTGGGGACTTCCTCAAGACTTTTATTACGTTCATTGTTTTAAAACCAACACCGGATATGGTGTCTCCACAAATATCCAAATAGCGTATGGTGTAAAGCTAAATAATACGTATGTGCGGACAATGTCTGCTACTAATTGGACTCCTTGGAAATTATTAGCTGATGATTCAAAGGTAGTCCATTTAACTGATATGCGCAAACCGGCCAATCAAGTTGCCAGCATTGATGAGGTTAATGCTAAGCAGGACAAGCTAGACTACACGCCAGCTAACGATGCCTGATGCGTTTCATCGTAGCCCTGATACTGGGGCAGTGACTGAGTCCGGTAACTTTCCAGCACTGCAAGTAAAGGGGGTCGATGTCGCAACCACGGCTGATTTGAAAAGTGTTTGGCTAACTATGTGGCATGAAATTGAAATGCCTAACAGTATGAATGGAACGCCTATTCTTATGAGGTATAGCCCAGATGATAAAACTACAATGATAACCGGAGCAAAAAATGGTGATATCGCTGATGGAAACTCGTGGGAAGGATCATTATTAAAATTACCGGAAGGATTCCACTGGACGTCAACTGATGATAAAGCCATACCTTTGATGAATGTCAGTCATCATAATGACAGTGTTTCAGGGAGGTTATATAACACAACGCTATCAAGAAATGGAAGTTCTACAACCGGTTCTACTTTTGGTGTGTGGTTTACGTCGTTGTCAAACTCAATCGTCAATATTGTCGTTCCATATACAACAGTTAGCTCAATCCAGCCAGATTAAGGAGGAAAAGAAATGCCAATTTATTACGTAAAGCCAGATTCAGACAACCAATTTCCAGATAAAGATACCACACCCGTATTTGAGCCAGCTGATGGCTTACGAGCGGTGAATATCCCGACTACCTCGGTTCAATACTTTACTCGCTACTGGTGGATGTACGCATTCAAGGGTGACGACTCCCAAGAGGTAACAGCTCCGGGTAACTTACCCAATTTGGATATTGACTACCTGCAAGGATTGATTGACCAGCAGGGTGAGCAAATTGAGCAACAGACGAAAAACATTGAGTCATTGCAAACTGAAAATAAAAGCCTTAAGTCAGCCAATGAGTTAACGCAGCAAGGCTTGATGGAAGCTGTTGATTACTTGTCCTCACAGCTAGCAACTGCTAGTGCCACGACTGACGCCGGTTCAACCACAGCGAGTTCAGTGGCCCCAGCTAGTTCGGCAGCAAGTGAATCCTAGGAGGTGATGGAAATGGAATATTCTGCATTGGCACAGATTTACGCGCAAGCAATTATTGATGGCACACGGACTATTGAAGCCGTGCCAGTCCCATTTCGGTCTGATACCCAAGCCGCTTTGACACAACTACAATCAAACAAATAAGGAGATAATCAATCATGTTAAATTTTAAGTTTTCCGCTTTAGCCGCTATCTATGCTGCCAATGTTTTGGACGGTGGTCGGACTATCGAAGAAGTCCCAGCTTACTTGCAGGACGATGTGAAGAATGTCCTTGGCTCCGCAAAAAACTCTACCAGCACCGATTCATCTACTACGCCTGTGGCTTAGGATTGATGATTGGTGCTTTTTTGATGGGATTTTTTGTGGGAAAGAGATGATGTAGTATGCCACCAACCCCTTTTGGGTGGTCGCTCGTGATAGGCGCTGCTTCGCGTATGGTTGATAACCCGTTTATTGAAGCGTTCCTATGGGCGGTTATGGCCGACCTGTTGACGGGGATTGTTAAATCCTTTTCACCGCGCGCTAAACACAAGGCAGACAGTTCAATCGGGCTGTATGGCCTCGCTAAACATTTGTTAATCATGCTTTTAGTAATTACTATTTATCCAGTTTTGGACGTTCTCGGATTTGATACCATTTCAAATTCAGTCGTCCTTTTTTATATCGCAGAGTATGCCATTTCAATTCTAGAAAACCTTGAAGTCATGGGTTTCCCGATTCCTGACTTTTTGCGAATTCGATTTAAAAAGATGGCTGAAAATGTTGGAAAGGAAAATGATAAAAAATGAATATCACCAAAATTATCCAATTGTTGAGCGATACCGGTATTTTAGGCATCGTTATCTTTTTGTTTGTAGCATGGTTCAATCGAATTAATCCAGCCGTAAAAACTAAGATTGCATCCAATAAATCCGCCAACCAGCGTGAAGTTCTTGGTCTACTGGACAATCTGGCAAGCAATGCGGTTCATCTGCTGTCGGCATCTTATGAAATGCCTGGCGATGAAAAGCGGGAAAAAGCTGTTGCAGATGTCACTAGTCAACTTAATGGTTTGGGTCATGATGTCGACCCAGCTATTATCTCTGCTGCCATCGAAAAGGCCTATCAGCTGATGACCACTCAAGACACTGTGGCCCAAGTGAAACAGGCTCAATTTGATGAGGGTCAGGCGGCCACAGAGCAAGCGTTCGCAGATAAAGAGGTACAATTTGGCCGAACAGAAAGCTAAGGCTGATGCTGTAGTCGCTCCCTTAAATGTCCCGGCTACTACTCAAGCCCCAACGGAGGGAGATGCTAAGTAATGCCCCGATTAGATATGGTCGATACGTCAAATAATAACGGAATCATGACTAAAGCTAATTGGCTATCGATGAAAAAATATGGTGTCCGCGCGATGGTCGCAAAGCTATCGGAGGGCACTTTTTTTACGGACCAAACAGCTAAGACAAGTATCCGAAACGCAGTCAAAGCCGGTTTGCACGTCAACGGCTATCACTTTGCGCGGTTCACTACTGTGGCGGGAGCCAAGGCAGAAGCTCAGATGGCGGCTCGCTGTGCGTTCAACGCGGGACTCGGTAAAGATGCAATGATTGTGTTGGACTTTGAAGCTACTAACTCCGGTTGGTCACGAAACGCTGCGATCATTAAAGCATGGGTTGCTGAGATTAAGCGCATGGGTTATCCCAAGACCGATGTCTACACCATGGGGTCTTGGACCAATTCAATGCCACTCAACAATTCGAGTCGCGGTGGGTGGATTGCCAATTACCCGTCAAACCCTGCTGGGCTAAAGTTTTATGGTAGTTATAATGGTTGGCAGTGGACCAGTACCCATAAATTTCCCGGGTGCTATGGTGGTTTCGATGTGTCCCAAATGTACTCAAACTACTACTATGGCACTACCACTCATGTAGCTAAGCCGAAGAAGGCCATCTACTACCGGTATAATCCCAAGATGATCTACGCCAGGACAGCTATCAATCGGTACAAGGATGTTGCTTTTCAAGTATAAAGTGGACAACTTCCCGGCCGGCACCATATTTGCGATCGCCAAAGTAGTGACCTATGGCAAGATTACTCGCTTCCAATTGTCTAACGGTTATTACATCACGTCTAACCAGGACAACGTCAATCGCTTATACTATTCTGTTGATGGCGGCGTCAAACGAGTAAAGTCTGTACGCGGCACTCATCGGTACAAAGATAAGGCCCTCAAACATGTTGTGGACTGGCAGCCAGCTGGCACTGAATTTGATGTCGCTAAGATCGTCAAGTATGGAGATACAACTCGGATTCAGTTGGCTAATGGATTATTTATTAGTGGCAACAAAAAGATTAACAAATTTGTCAAATAA